CTTAAAATCCCTTTTGCTATCGTATCTTTCCTGTTGGTTCAGGGTGCGGGTGCTGTCTGGTGGTCCTCACAAATAGACGGAAGGGTTAAAACTCTCGAAGCTTCGAGTTTGAATATTGCCAGAGAAAATCGTAGGTACATTGAACAAGTAATTCAACCATCCTACGGTATCAATAAAAACTGGAAAAACCAATACCATGACGAGTGGGTTCTAAAAGGAGGATGGAAATGACTAAAAGACAATTCGTAGACAGTAAAGGCAACACTTGGGAGTGGGAAGAAACTCCTGAAGTCATTGCAGCATTGAAAGTGTTGCATGAGACTGAGCGTAAACACGCAGAAAATGGTGGTGACTATGGAGTTGGTAAATGAGTGACTTTGCTTGGGATGACGGTTCTATCATGGACCAGATTGATGAAACAATCAAAGTTCTTGGTTGGGATTCTGCTGACGATATTGCTGTAGAGGTTGGTGGCACCTCAGTCTATGAGATTGATGGTGCTGGAACTAAATGGGCACCTGTCAAAGGCACTCGCAAGTACAACAAAGATGCTTTCATTGTGATCAAGAATCGTAGTAGGAATCCTACTGTTCCTTCTCAACCCAATCCAGATCTCAAAGCGCATCATCTAAATACTGGGGAGTAGAACTCCCCTTTTTTTATGCCTCTGAATGTCCCAGAAGCAAATAGTCCCACCTTTTTGAAGGTGATGAATGCCCTTGGTGGTGAAGACTATGCATACTATTCTTTTGATGTAAAAAATGTAGAGGCACCAGACTCAACGAAGAAGGTGCAGATTGCTCTGAAAGTTTTTGTACCTCAGAACAAAAGATTAGTAGCAACAGAACAGATTGCAGACGCTCTCCGTAATGATGGAGTGGATGTTCTGTCAAAAGAAAAAATGATGGATGTCATCATCCCAAACTCTGATGGCAAAAAGGTAATAAGAATCGAAGTCAAACCCCCTTCTGGTGGTTCTGGTGCTGGAGCAGATGTCACGAAGATTGTTGAGTCTGCCCAGTGTGTCTATGCTGCTATGCAGTATGAGTGTGGAGACCTGGATGTCATCACAGAGAAAGACTATGCCTGTGGAGCAAAGTTCTGTGATACACCAGGAGTAAAATTAGAAGATATTATGTCGCTACCAAAGGAATGGAAGCAGTCTTCCTTGGTTGGTGCTAAGAAAATTAAAGAAGTCATCGGTGGCAGAGCAGGTGAGTACATGTTTGTCCGTGGAGATGCTATAATTGAGGAAGCAATTAGTAAAGCGTTTGGTCGGGTGAAGAAACAGACCAACCTCTCATCAGAAGACAAATGGAATCCTGCTGACATTTGGATGTTGAGAAAGAGTATGAAGAATAAGATCGCAGAGAAGTTAAAGACAGAGGGAACTATTGATTGTCTGAACAATTACCTTCAGGAACTTAACGCATCCAAGGATATGATTGGGTTCTCTCTTAAGAAAATTGGTGGAACTCCTACTTTGAAATTGATCAATGGTGATACTCCAACAGAGAGAAAGAAAAAAGAGTCTGCTAACTTTACCAAGTATACTTTGACTTTTGATAATGGTAGAGCAGGTGATAAAAGGTATCCTATGGACCTGTACATCCACTATGGCGCTAACACATTTGAAAAGTTTCAAGCAAGAAATTTTGGTGGAGATTCTAAGGGAGACTGGAAGTTAGAACTCAAGGGTCAGTTTGCTGCACAAGGCAAGATTCAAGGAAAAGTGGTGTATAATTTACTTACTAACGCTGGGTTCAGTGGTCTTCCATCAGAGGCAGTGTGGACAAACTGTAGTCTTAAGGCACCAGAGTCAACAAAAAAATCTGTCACTGACGAGATCTATAAATTGTTGCAGAAGCATAATGCTCAGGGATTCCAAGCAAACAACAACACAAAGTCTCTCATCAATACTTTGCCCCAGTCCTGGAGGTTCAGTAAACTATGTGGTCTAAGATTCTTAGACTGGATGATGGGTTTACCGAAAGCAAAAAGAGACCAAGCAGTCAAGGAAATCTACTTATACGCATCTTCTCAATCTGATAAATCTTCTGTGTACTACAAATTATCATGAAAATTGATCTGTTTCCTACGCGAATTTACAAGTACAATCTCAATAGCGAAGAGATGAAAAATAAACTTGTAAATCGGTATTATTCATGGAGGAATCTAGATGTTAATGATACTCCTGATGGTTGGGTTTGTGATGTAAGAACAGAATTTCATGGTGCTTTCCCTCCAGAGTATTCTGATCACTATCAAGATATTCTGAAGCAATGGAGAACAGATGTTGGGTTGACTGATAAACCATATATTAGTGAGATCTGGATGAATGCATATGAGGAGCAGCATTTCCAAGAACCACATACACATTTGCCTGGATTCTTTTCTGCTATTCACTATGTTCTATTTGACCCAGAGATCCATGAGTCAACAGTATTCCAAAACCCACAAGAGTCTGTTCATGCATTCATGTTTGATGATGAGTTTATGGATCCCAAACTGAATGAGCATCTACAAGAAAACTATGAAACGGATGTTCAAGAGGGTGACATCATCATCTTTCCCTCTCATTTGAGACACTTCGTAAAGAGAAACCCTACTAGAAAATTACGCATGACTGTATCGTTCAACATAAATAGAGTTGCGGAGTCTACACGACGAGTGTTTGCGTAATAATGAAAAGTTTCTTTCAATTTCTGAATGAGGCACAGACCAACGCGGCAAAGCAAGCAAAGAAGCTTGGTTTGAAGGGCGATGGTCATGGTTCATGGTTAGACGCAAGAGGTAGGATTGTCGGCAGAACCGTAGAAGGTGAGCTAGTTTTTACCAGTGGCAGAAAACCCGCCCAAGAAACAGATCCGACTCGTCCTGGTGCAGCAGCACGACAAGTCCCTCCCGAAGAAGGTCCTCCCCCCGATGGTCCACAAGGCGGACAAGGCGGCGCACCTGAAGAGGAGGAAGGAGAGGATGTAGAAAAGACTCGCGGAACTCTTACTATTGGATTTGGTAGGTTTAATCCACCTACAATGGGTCATGAAAAACTCCTTGATAAGATCAAGGATACTGCAGAGGATGGCGAATACATTATCTACCCCTCTCACACCACTGATCCTCAAAAGAATCCTCTAGATTCTGAGACCAAGGTTCTCTTCATGAAGAAGATGTTCCCCGATCACGCTAACGCTATCGTATATGATCCGTCTATTCGTACAATTTTTGATGCATTAAAGAGCGCAGATGCCGAAGGATTCAGCAGTGTCAACATCGTGGTTGGTGGTGACAGAAAGTCGGAGTTTGAGAACCTGGCGAACAAATACAACGGGCAACTCTATAACTTTGATTCGCTTAATGTCATCTCTGCAGGCGAACGGGACCCCGATGCTGAAGGCGTCGAAGGCATGTCTGCCTCTAAACTTAGATCCCTAGCGGCAGATGGTGATTTTGATACCTTTAAGAAAGGTCTTCCCAAAGCAGCAAAGGGTGTAGTTGCAAGAGAACTGTTCAATACAGTTCAAAGATCAATGGGTGCCGCTGCTGCTACAGAGGGTATTGAGATCTGGCAGATTGCTCCTAAGTATGATCAAAAAACTTTGAGAGAGCAATATGTAACTGGTAACTTGTTTGGTATGGGGTCTCTTGTAGAGTCTCTTGTCACTGGACTGGTTGGTAGAGTGATGAGAAAAGGAACAAACTATGTGATTGCTGTCACTAAAGAAGGTATTATGTTTAAGTCTTGGATCAAAGACTTGACTGAGTATGTTTCTCGTATCCCTTCTGGAGTTCCTGCAAGCAAGAGAGGTGTAGGTACAGATTCATACAGAGAGTATGTTCAAAAACTTACTCCATTAGAGAAGGTTAAGTCATTTATAAATAAAAGATAGGAGACTGTTGAGCTTTCAGGTTCGATGAAAAATTTTATTGAAGATAGCGCTGATTCGATCATGCTCAAAAGCATGACGAATGTTTTTGTCACGGAGAAATTAGATCCCGTTGGACAAGAAGATGCTGATATTGACAACGATGGTGATTCTGATTCCTCAGATTCTTATCTGAGAAAGCGTCGTAAGGCAGTTGGTGCTGCTATCGCCGCTGATAAAGCAAAGCGTGTCAAGAAAGAAGAGATTGAACTTCACCTGCGTCAAAAGGTTGAGGGTCTTAACGAAAAAAAGTTGTATAAGTCTGAGAAGGCAACTACCTCAGACGAAAAAGAAACTGAAATCTCCGAGAAGAGCGTAAAGAATAAGATTATTATCAATCCTGATATTGCAGAAGCGAAGGCTCCTAAGTATGATAAACAGGGTCTTGATAAGTATGATAGATCTAAGCGTATGATCCGTCATAAGCAAGACAAGTATGGTGTTTCTACTTTGAAGCAGCGTATCATGCATGGTGGAGTGGATCATAATATTGATAATGAAAAGAAAGCAAAGTCAGTAAAAGAAGGTGCTACTGAAGTTGCGATGAGCAACAAAGAGACTACTCTTCAAAAGAAAAAGAATAAGATTGACATGATGATTTCTCGTGAGAGAAATAAAGAACTTATGAAGAAAGAGCATGTCTCTTTCGCTGAACTTCTTGAGCGTACTCGCTATGCTAAGGAGACTGGTAAAGACTTCAAGACTGGTAACCCATCTGAAAAAGGTGGAACTAGAACTGGCAAGACTGCTTTTGATAAAGTCTCCCGTGAAATGCGTAAGACTGGTGGTGTAATGTCCTCTAGAGGTAAAGGCATTCAACCACAAGGTAAGAAGAAAGAAAAGGGTAAGAAAGGTTACAAAGGTGTAACCCCTGTAGATAAGATCAAAAACAGACTTGCTCAAAAGAGAAAACCAAAACCTTCAATCGGATCGAGATTTGATTGAGCCTATATAGCTTGAAACTCGTTCTGTAAAAATCATGCTGGCATTCCTTCTTCCCTTGGCATCCAAGATCGTTGATGCTGCTCTTGCCAAACTTCCTAATGATGAGGAGCTCGGTGAGAAACTTGTAGAAATTTGCTTACACATTCTTGAAAAGGCAGTTGCCCTGACCAAGACTGATGTTGACGACCAACTTCTTGAGGTTGTCAAGAACGCTCTCAAGACCCGCGAGGACGCTTGAGTTATAAATAATTGTATGAAAACTGTAGTTCGGGTGTAAGAACATGGCTCTCTGGGGTCTTAACGACAATATTGAAACAGCTGGTACAGTTACCGTTGCTGATCTTACTGTAACTGGTACTGGCACCACCTTCACCGACTACAGCGTCGGTCAAGTCATTCGTGTTGGAGCACGAGGTGGCGTAGGTACATATTATGGTGACGCTGTTATTACTGGCATCACCAGCGATAGACTCATGACTATCGATTCTGCTGCTGGTCTTAGCGCAGTAAGTATTTCTGCTACCACTTACGGTATCAGTGAACTTCCAATGTATACTGTCAAGGACAGTGTATATCAAGAAGAAAGAGACGAGGCAGACGCCATTGTATATGGTATTTCGACCGAGACCTCTGGTTCTTATCATGTAGCACACCAAGGTTATGTTGGTGTTATGACCTACATGGACATGCATGGTAACCTCAGAGTCAAGAGCGAAGTTCTCGTTGCTGCCTCTGGTATTGATACTGGTTCGTTCGGTATCGCTTATCCTACTGACGAATGATCTAGTGTTTAATGAAATTTTATGAATTGAATGATAGTAACTATCTCTTATTTGCTATTAAAAACTACGAAAATCCTCAGGCTGTAACTGAGGATGATTTTTATGATGACTTAAAACGAATTAAGTATATAAAAAGACTATTGAAGAGGTATAAGAATAGCGGTGAGCTTAGAACTCACTTGATTCTTAACCACTTCATAGTCCTTTTTAATGTATTTGGTGATGCTGGTGTGCCGTTGCTATTTTTTAAACTAGATAAAGAACTTTGGTCATGCACCAAGAGTTTTTTGACTTATCTGGGGAGGGTTCCTGACTTTCCTCGCACAGAACTAAATAGTATTATCGATGATGAGTATTGCTTGAAGCAACTCAGAGAGGTCTAATGGATCGCCGTCTTAAAAAGATTGTTGATATAGTACAGGAAATGATGGCTGGCAATGCTGTTGGCGCATCAGGTGGTTTTGGTGGCAAGTCGGACTCTAGTGGACCAGTGGCAGGGTATGATAAACCCCTGAAAAAGAAAAGAAAACCCACTCCAGTCGGGAGATACGGGTCACGCAAACCCTGGTTGGACCATGTTCGGAATAGCAAAACTAAAGGTTCTTGAATCTAAGTTAGACATTTACGAAGACTTGTCCAAGGAAATGTTGGATAAGTTAGAGCGTGCTGTAGGCACAATTTCAGAGAATAGTAATAAGGTTGCAGTAATCTTGGAACGACATGAGAGTCGTTTGGATGAAAGTGAGAGGACAGACTCTCTTATTCTCAAGATGATGGAAGAGATGAAGACGCAGGAAGAAAAGAATCATCAGATCCTACACGATAGGATTGATCGCATTCAAAAAAAAGTTGATAACAATACTAAATTTGTTATAGGTGTTACCGCTGTGCTCACCACCCTTGTGACAATCCTACAAGTGCTCCCACCAATCGTCAGGGTATTGACACCTCCCGCAACAGCGAGTACAATAGTGCCAGGCAACAGTCTGGTTAATGGACCTAATTGATTCTAAGTATATTGGTCTTGTATCCGCTAGACTACAGAAATTCAAAAGAGTAAAAGCAGGACTCTATAATTTCCGCTGCCCCATCTGTGGAGACTCTCAACGCTATAAGAACAAGGCGAGAGGGTATCTCTATGAGATGAAGAGTAATACGAACTTCAAGTGCCACAACTGTGGTGCTTCGATGTCGTTTAGCAATTTTCTGAAGAAGGTTGATACCACGCTTCAGAAGAAGTATGCTATTGAAAAATTTAAAGAAGGATTTACAGGTAAGAGTTTTCCTGTCAGTCAACCAGAACTAACCTTCACAGAACCTTCGTTTAAAACCAAGATTGATCTGCCCCTTTGTAGCGAGGTAGAACTTGGTAGAAGTTATCTGGAGAAGCGTGGATTGGACCCTAGCAAATTCTATTTCGCAGAGAAATTTAAAACCTTTGCCAATTCGTTTAAGGAAGTTTTTGCTAGTACTGCTAGCGAGGAATCTCGTATCGTAATTCCTTTGTTTTATAACCGTAACCTAATCGGGTTTCAGGGCAGATGTATAGGACCAAACAAGGTTAAATATATCACTGTGATGCTCGACGAACAAGCACCAAAAATCTATGGATTTGATACAATCGATAAAAAATTACCAGTCTATGTGGTCGAAGGACCCTTTGACAGCTCTCTCCTCAACAATAGCGTGGCTTTGTGTGGCGCTGACGGTGACATTCGTTGTCTTGAGGGAAGCGATCTCGTTTTTGTTTATGATAATGAGCCCCGTAATAGAGAAATTGTCGGTAGAATTGGAAGATGCGTTGAGAGAAACGAGAGAGTCGTCATCTGGCCAAAAGGCATCAAAGAAAAAGACATCAACGACATGATGCTATCTGGCATAAATGTTAATAGTGTGGTAGAATCACATACATACTCAGGTCTAGAGGCAAAAGTAAAATTTACAGAGTGGAAGAAAGTATGACCAACGGGACAAAGGTAAAGAAAAGGTCTGGGTCTTTAGAAACCTTGGATCTTAATAAGATGCACAAGATGGTAGACGAGGCATGTAAAGACCTCGCTGGTGTATCTGCCTCTCAAATCGAAATCAATTCTGGTATTCAATTCTATGACGGTATCACGACTGCCGAGATCCAAGAGATCTTAATTCGCTCTGCTTCGGACCTTATTGATCTCGATGCACCCAACTATCAATTTGTTGCCGCGAGACTGCTCCTGTTCGCTCTGAGGAAGCAACTGTGGGGTCGGATGCATGAGTGTCCATCTCTCGTTGATCATGTTCAGAAATGTATTGATCTGAATGTATACGATAGGGATATTGTAGCAAAGTATTCCGATGAGGAATGGAAAACTTTAGATGCTTACATCGACCATGATCGTGACTATTTGTTCACATATGCTGGTCTTCGCCAGGTAGCAGATAAATATCTTGTACAGGACCGTAGTAGCGGTGAGGTGTATGAAACACCTCAGTTTATGTACTTGATGATCGCTGCCACGATTTTTGCGGACTATCCCAAAGAGACTAGGCTCGATTATGTCCACAGATACTACGACGCAATCAGCAGACACAAAGTCAACATTCCAACCCCCATCATGGGAGGAGTGCGGACACCATTGCGTCAATTTGCATCTTGTGTTCTCGTTGATGTTGATGACTCCCTCGATAGTATCTTTAGCAGCGATATGGCTATTGGTAGGTACGTCGCACAGAGGGCTGGTATCGGTATTAACGCAGGCAGAATTCGTGGGATCAACGCTAAGATCCGAGGCGGAGAGGTACAACACACAGGTGTTGTCCCCTTCCTTAAAAAGTTTGAATCAACTGTACGATGCTGTACACAAAACGGCATCAGAGGTGGTTCTGCTACAGTTCACTTTCCTATCTGGCACCAAGAAATAGAAGATATCATTGTTCTTAAGAATAATAAAGGAACAGAAGATAATAGAGTGAGAAAACTTGATTATTCAATCCAACTCTCAAAGATTTTCTATGAAAGATTCATCCAAGATGGAGACATCACGCTATTTAGCCCTCACGATGCCCCAGGTTTGTACGATGCTTTTGGGACTGATAAGTTTGATGATTTGTATAAATCTTATGAATCTGATGGATCTATTCCGAAGAAAACTATCAAAGCTCAAGAACTTATTCTAAATCTTTTGAAAGAGAGAGCAGAGACTGGTCGTATTTACATCATGAATATCGATCATTGTAATTCTCATTCATCTTTCAAAGATCGTGTGACAATGAGTAACCTTTGCCAAGAGATTACTCTTCCGACAGAACCACTTAGTCATATTGATGAAGAGATGCCAGGTGAGATTGCTCTTTGTATTCTTTCTGCAGTCAATGTTGGTAAGATCAAATCTGATGAGGAACTGGAGGATCTATGTGACCTGTCGGTACGTGGACTGGAGGAACTGATCGACTATCAGGAGTATCCTATCAGGGTCGCTGAGGTGGCTACAAAGGCTCGTAGGTCCCTTGGAGTGGGTTTCATTGGTCTTGCTCACTACCTGGCTAAACTGGGTTATAACTACGACTCACAGGATGCTTGGGACGCCGTCCATGGTCTATCAGAATCTTTCCAGTATTACCTACTCAAGTCATCCAATGAAATTGCCAAGGAGAAGGGACACTGCGAATATTTTGGTAGGACCAAATACTCTGAAGGTATTCTTCCCATCGACACGTATAAGAAGGATGTTGATGAAATTACTTCACAAGATCTTCAGCATGATTGGGAAGGTCTTAGAGAGTCGATTCTGGCTCACGGATTACGACACAGCACATTGTCGGCTCAAATGCCTTCGGAGAGCAGTTCCGTTGTGTCAAACGCAACAAATGGAATCGAGCCACCTAGAGACTATTTGTCCATTAAGAAGAGTAAGAAAGGACCCCTTAAGCAGATTGTACCGTCTTACCAAACACTTAAAAACAATTACACATTACTCTGGGAAATGAAGAGTAACGAAGGATACATCAATGTAGTGTCGGTAATGCAAAAGTTCTTTGACCAGGCTATTTCTGGTAACTGGAGTTACAATCCAGAGAACTATCCCGACAATGAGGTACCAGTTTCGCAAATGGCAAATGATCTCTTGACTACATATAAGTATGGTTGGAAGACTTCTTATTATCAGAACACTTACGACATCAAGACTGATGAAGTCGTGGAAGAGAAGTCTGATTTGAACAATTTATTGGAAGAACTAAGTCAAGCAGAGGAGGCAGAGTGTGAGTCTTGCGCAGTTTAAAGTATCGTCAGTAGATGATAATAATGTAATGAGTAAAGTGAAAGGAATGACTGTATTCAATCCTGAAGTTCATAACTCAAAGAAACAACCAATGTTCTTTGGTAAACCTTTAGGAATTCAAAGATATGATTCTTATAAGTATCCCGTCTTTGAAAAACTCACAACTCAACAATTAGGATATTTTTGGAGACCTGAGGAGGTCTCCCTTCAAAAAGATCGTGGTGATTATCAATCACTACGTCCAGAACAAAAACATATCTATACTTCTAATCTGAAGTATCAGATAATGTTAGATTCTATTCAGGGTAGAGGACCAGGAATGGCTTTCATTCCTTATTGTTCTCTTCCTGAACTTGAAGCATGTATGGAAGTATGGGGATTTATGGAGATGATCCATAGTCGTTCATACACATACATCATTAAGAACATCTATTCAGATCCTTCTGAAGTGTTTGATACTATCATCACTGATGAAAGGATTCTGGAACGTGCAAAGACTGTTACTGAGTCTTACGATGACTTTATTAACAGTGCACAAGAGTGGGGTATAGGTAATCAGTGGAAGTCCGACTTCCGTGACACATCCGTATCACAACAAGAAATCAAAGATGTCAAACGCAAACTCTTCAGAGCAGTTGCCAACGTTAACATTCTTGAGGGTATTCGCTTCTACGTTAGTTTTGCTTGTAGTTTCGCCTTTGGTGAACTTAAGCTTATGGAAGGATCAGCTAAGATCATCTCTCTCATCGCACGAGACGAAAATCAACACTTAGCAATCACTCAGAATATTCTGAACAAATGGAAAACTGGTGATGATCCAGAGATGTTACAGATTTGGAAAGAAGAGGAAGAGTGGTTGTATGCAATGTTTGACAAGGCTGTAAATGAAGAGAAGAGATGGGCGGACTATCTTTTCCGTGATGGTAGTATGATTGGTTTAAACGATACTCTACTCAAACAGTATGTTGAGTGGGTAGCCAATCGTAGACTCAAAGCCATTGGTCTTAAACCCGTATACGATATTTCCGCGAAGAATAATCCTCTTCCATGGACACAACATTGGATCTCATCTAAAGGTCTTCAGGTTGCTCCACAAGAAACAGAAGTCGAATCGTATGTTGTTGGTGGTATCAAACAAGATGTCAAAAAAGATACATTCTCAGGATTCAAACTCTAAAGAATGGCAAGAGGGGGATCCAAATGATAATGCTATTGGACTTTATATCCAATACTTGAGATCAATAGAGGCCAAAAAAATTGATGACTACATATTTCAGGACTATGAAGAAGACTGAGTGTGTGACTACGAAAACCCATGGATGTATGAAGGTAAACCCTTTACCTCTGATCTTATTGGGGACAACTATGGTTTTGTTTATCTCATTACCAATGACATCAACAAGCGACAATACATTGGGAGAAAGTATTTTTGGTCGTTTAGAAAACCTAAAGGAAAGGCCAGAAGAGTAAAGTCAGAATCTGACTGGAAAAAATACTATGGGTCATGTCCTGAACTTAAAGAGGATGTGACCTTTCATGGTAAGGATAAATTTTCACGTCAAATAATTTCCCTACATAATACTAAGGGAAAGGTTAATTTTGAGGAGACCCGACAGTTGTTCCTCAATGAAGTTTTGTCACAGCGGTTGACAGACGAGACGCCCCTGTACTACAATTCCAACATCCTCGGACGGTACTACCGCAAGGATTATTTTAATGTTTAACTTGATCTAATTTCATGACTAAATCACTTTTTAATTCACTTGCAATTTTATCGACAGTATTCATAGGAACTTCCTGTCTAGCATCTTCAACGGTGGAAAATAAAGCTGATGATTTCATTAATGATGTTGATAAGTTTGAAGATGTAGTACCAATTGAAATGATTGAAAAGGAATGGAAGTGTCCTGAATGTAACGTTAACGAACAATATGTTCTTGCTGAACTACAGGAGAATACACAAATCACAGATCGTAATGCTCTTGCAACGATTATGGGAAATATTAAACAGGAAAGTAAGTTTTTCCCTAACATCTGTGAAGGTGGTGCACGTGTTTCTTATGACAAGTGTTATAGTGGTGGGTATGGTTTGATTCAGTGGACAACTCTTAGTAGATACAAAGGTCTTGGAGACTTTTGTGAGAAGTATGACTGTGATCCTTCATCATTAGAAGGTCAAACTCGTTACATGATCAATGAAGATATCTTTCAAAATAATCTTCCAATGTTTGAAGGATCTGGGTTGACTGTGAGCGAATATATGACTCCAGCATACTATTGGTTGGGTTGGGGTATTGAAGGAGATCGTCGTCAATATTCATATGATTATACTAAAAAACTCGTTTGGGCTTGATAAATGAACAACGAAGAAATCAAGATTGAAAGTGTATCTACATATGTTGGGGTTCCTGCTCCAGTATATTTGGAAGATGATATCTGGTTTGGTCCTGCTGTAAGGTCACAGAAACAACTTGATTATATGGAACAAGAGAGGGTCATCAAAGAACAAGAAGAAGAAATGGAATCTGTTGAAATTGAATCAGTGGATATCCATCAACTGATGTACGATATTGCGACTGAGAGTTCATCAACCACTCTTCACATTGATCCAATTGGAGGATCTGAGAACCTTACATACATGTATGAATGATCCTTCTAAGTTTAAATTTGGGGGACTTGACAGATCCCCTGCCAATCTGTTAAGGTTGATCAGTGAACTTGAGGGGTCATCTCAACTCCTCAAGTACATGGGTTTCCAAGAGGACATGGAAACCCTTGACAAAATCAAGAAGACATACTATCGTATGTACTTCAAGTCCATCAAGGGCAAGTAGCTCAGTGGAATAGAGCCACGCACTTCTAATGCGTTGGTCGGGGGTTCGAATCCCTCCTTGCCTGTTGGAACTTAGTTCCATTTACAACTCAGTTGATATGTATTATACTGACTGAGTTATGCCTCTAAAGCATTATGGTGATGCAGCTGTTTTGTAAGCAGCAGATTTCAGTTCAATTC